GAAAGGTAAGGTGGCTTTGGATGAAGCGACTGAAAAGAGGTTAAAGGAAATGGAGGAAAAGATTGCTGGCTACGAAGCCAAAGAAAGCAAGGAAGCCCGTGCTAAGGAAGTAGTTAATGCTATGGAAAAGCACAAAATCCCGGCTTATCTCCGTGACCGTTTGGCAAAATCAATCTCCGATGATGAAGATATTGAGGATGCCGTTTCCGCTTACAAACAGGAGCTTATTACAAATGGGCTTGATGATGAACACTCAGGGGGTTCTAAGGCGGCAAGTGAAAAGCAAATTGATGAAGCTGCTGATAGCTTGCTGGAATCAATAACCGTAAAATAAAAGATGAAATGAAAAGAAAGACTGCTTCATTTACTGGGATGCGACCCATTTTCACGGGTTCGCCCTCTATCGTACAAGGCGGCTTTAATCTGGACGTGGAAAACCAACATTTCGCTGTTGGCGATACCGTGCCTGCCGGAACGCTTGCTATCAAGGATGAGGTGAAAAGGACGGTGCAAGTCATCAAGACTGCAAAAGTGGTGGAAGTGGATGCGGAAAATACCAAGAAAGTAAGCCTGTACGTGGATGAGTTCTACGAGCCTTGCTTTGCCGTTGGTGATTTGGTGCTGAAAGACGGTACAGCTGCTACAGCCATTGCCGATGTTCCCACAATTGAAAAGATTGAGCGCAACGGGAACAATTACGTTGTTGTTCTCTCTAAGGCTATTGCCGGGCTTGCAAAGGACGATGTGCTGGTAGAGGTTGTTTCAGACGGACAAGCTGCCGCAAAATCAAAGGAGCGTGGCACTTCCAACTCCGTACTGATTGCCGATGTGGAAGTAGGCGAGTTTGAAACCTCTGTAGATGTTTCTGCCGACACCATGCAATACGCAATGTACGAAAGACGAGTGCCGCCTATCCCTGCCGGGCAAAAGGACACTACGGGCGATTACTTGAAAGGGAATCCCCACGTGAAATTAACGAAATCACACTAACTAAAATTAGCGTAACGACATGAAATCTATTTTTTCAACATTCAAAGGGCTTCACAAGGACGGCAAACCAATTGACTTTTTGGCAACGTGGAAAAAGACTTTTGATAAGGCTTCCGAACGTGAAACAACCCTTTTTCAGAAGATGTATTGTGATAGCTGGTTTACTACCAACACACCCCAAATGTCATTGACTGCCGAGGCACTTGTAGGTAAGTACAACTTGCGTTTCATGGCTACATTGATTGGTGATGAATCACCTACACCTATGAGGCGTTCTGACGGCTTCGATGTGTGGACTAAGGAAATCCCCCGTGTGGGTCACAAGTTCCCCATGTACGCACGTGATTACCGTAAACTGATGGAGGTTTACGAAAATCCCCGTTTGAGTGAATCCGCTAAAGTGAAGCAAATTGAAAAGCTCCTTACCCACGACATGAAAGATGCTTATTTGGGCTGTAAGGACGTGATGGACTTTATCGCTCTGATGGCATTCTCTAATTGGGGTGTGGCTCAGTTCGTGCCGGAAATCAACAATCCGGGTGGACGTAAGTACGAGGTGGATTATCAAATGCCGGAAACAAACAAGCTGGTATCAGCTTTCTTGTGGAACTCTGCCAATACCAAAGCTGGCAAGTTGTCCCCCGTCCTGATGTTGTCGGCTATCTGTAGTGACCTGCGTAACCGTGGCATTGAGCCGGGCGAAATCCTTATGAGCCAAGACCTCTATTTTTGGCTGCGTATGGATGAAACGACCCGTTTGTTGGTGCATGGTAACGATAAAAAGGCTCAGACCGTAACAACGGCTCAGATGGCAGATTTGCTTACTGGTAATGAAATCCCCCCTGTAACGGTGATTACCCGTAAAATGGGTATGGATATGGACGGTAAGCGTAAATCGCTTGAACCGTGGAATCACAACTTTATCTGTATCAAGCCTGCCGGGGTTATCGGTGAAATTCAGCCCGCCATTGAAGATAGCGAGTTGATAGAGGAAGAAAACGTGGACTACATGAACGCTGGCGGTGGTATTCGTATCGCCAAGTGGCGTACCGGGGAATCCACTGGTCAAGTTGCAGCCGAATATACACAAGGCTCTGGACGTTTGTTACCTCTTATCACTGAAATTGGTGCTATCATCTGTTTACAGGTGCGTGGCTTTGAGGAAAAGGAAGTACCAGCCGATGCAAATGGAGTGGCACGTACCTATTGGACTAAATCCGAATTTGAGAGCGCAACAACTCTTGAAGTAGGCTAAACCTTTTGCTTATGGAACTGACAGTAAAGAAAGCGTTTATAGACAAAAACGACAAAGGCAAAATCTACAAGGTAGGTGAAACCTTGCATTCTGATGAGCTTAACCGGGTTAATGATTTGGTGGCAAGGGGACTTTGCGTGATTACGTCCGTAGGGAGCAACCTTTCAGAAAAGGTTACTTTCCAAGACAATGAATATGATTTGAATGTGGTAAAGAATGCTTTGGAATCCATCAATGCCCCCGTTGCCAAAAATGCCGGGGTTAAGGGTGTAACCAAAGTGATTGAAGCCCTTTCAGATGAGAGTGTAACGGCTTTGAAAGAAGCCCTTGAAAAATAGTAGTGATGGGAACTTTGACAAAATACAATGCGTTGGTGGGTGAGCTTGAACCTTATACCCCAAGCCGCCTTGCTTTGCAAAAGGCACTTGCTGATGTGAAGATAAGCGACTGGGATAGTGAGTACAATGCTGACACAGACCAACGCACGATAGCCATAGCCGCTATAAAGGTGCTAAAGCGGATGATTGTGCTTACCAATGACACGTTAGGTAAGTCCTCACAAGGCTACAGCGTGGAGAAGTTGGAGAAGCGCATTAAAGACCTTTGCAACGAGAACGGTTTAGACGTTTCGGATTTTGTCGAAGTTTCTTCCATTACGGACGGCTCTAATTTGTGGTGATATGGCACGGAATAACGGAACTTTCAGATACAGCACTTTGCCCCTTGAAGCAACGAGGGATGAAGCAACGGGATTTTACACGGACGATGATGCGCCCGTGTGGATGAAAGGCTGTGAGTGCCAAGTGGAGAAATTCATACCTGCCAAGCAACGATTGGGAACGGACGGGCAAATGTATTCATACACCTTTGACGTGTTTTTACCATCCTACTTTGAGGGTGATTTGAGTATAGGCGCACGTGTGGAAGTTACTTTGGAGCGTGGCGGTGTGGATGAGTTCACCATTTCGGGAATAGATGATACAAACCCTAAATACATAGAGATATGGGGATAATGCCGATGTTTGACAAAGGGGCTATTTTAAACCCCGTGGCTGCTTTCCAAAAGCAACTTGAATTAGCTTTCGTAACCTTGTTAAAATACATGGGCGAAAAGCTGGCTAAGTATGCTAAGGATAACCATAACTACCAAGACCAAACGGGCAATTTAACCAACTCTATAGGCTATGCCGTGGTGCAAAATAAGGAAATCGTTTACTATGGTGGGACAGACCAGCCCGGAGAGGGTGCGGAAGCCATGTTGGAGGTTGCAATGAAGTATGCCGCCACGCTGCCAAACACTTTTTCCCTCATTATAGTAGCCGGAATGAATTATGCTGCCTACGTGGAAGCCAAAGGGTACAATGTGATTCTACCTGCCGAACTGAAAGCCAAAAGCGAATTACCTGCTGAGATTAACAAGTTGGTGATGAAAGCCAATAAGAAAGCAATCGAATTATTCGGAAATGCAGCATGATAACGACTGAGGAAATAGCAACAAGGGTTTACGCCATGCTTCAAGCAAGCGAGGTGAAAAACTTTATTTCGGGTGTGATTGATTACGAGCGTAACGACTACACCAAAGAGGATGTGATAATTGTCCCTCATACGATAGACGGTGAAGCATCCGTGCGCTACGGTCAGATAAACGTGAATATTCATGTGCCGGATAAGGTGATAGCCAAAGGCAAGGGAAAAGCCGTTTACAGGGTACACTTTAAGAGGCTCATAGAGATAAGGGCAAAGGTGGTTGAGGTGTTGAAAAATCATTATGAAAGTGGAAAGGGCTATAACTGGAATATAGGTAGGTTTAATCCACCGATTAAGGAGAAAGACCAAAACGAGCATTTTGTTTCCCTTGCTTTGGAGCTTACAGTAAGAGAAAAGAGTATAAACCAATAAAAAATTAAGATTATGCCGATTTTAGCAACAATGGGGTTGAAAAAGATTTTTATTGCCCCCGCCATGACAGATGGAAGTATGCCCGCCAATGGTAATCAGTGGCTTGATTTGGGCGATGTATATCAGGACACGTGTTCGCTGAAAGACGATGACCCTGAAATTACGGAACACAAGTCGGAAACGTCAAGCAAACGTATCACGTTGGTAGGTGAAACACCGACTAACGTAGAATTGTCTTTGATGGACCCGGATTTGACACTTCTTGCCCGTTATTTTGGTGGTACTATTGCTGGTTCAGAAGGTAAGCGTAAATGGATAAGACCGAGAAAGTTGGAATACAAGGAATGGGGCTTGTGGATTCAGCCGGAAGAGGGTCTGTTCATCGGTTGCGCTAACGTGCGTGTTATCCCCAAATTCGAGATTACCTATTCTTCTAAGGGTATCTGCCTTGTTCCTATGACTATCAAATTCCAAAGTGAATTGGAAGCCGATGAGGGAATGGAAGACCCGACAAAGGCTTCGTAAAGATGTGTGTAGAACAAGTATGAGAAATAAGCCTCCTATCCCCGGATGGGGGGCTTTTTAACTTTTAAGATAAATGGAACAACTGAATAATGAACGTGAATTGACCCGTGAGGAACGCTTGGAAATCGAAGAAAAGGCGATACAGGCACTTGTGAACATGGGAGTGAAATTCAATGTACCGCTTAAAATTAACCCGGTAAAACCGCCCCGTTTCATCCGTTGGTGGAATAAGCATTTTCCGAACCATGTAAAGATGTGGCGTGACAAACGTATTCCCAAAGGCTGGGATGTGTCCGAAACAGAAGTACCCAATGCCGCTTTGCAAACTATGGAGCGTGTATATATGCGTCACTTCCATTTGAAGCCTCTTTATTTGGGTACGATGGATTGTTTGAGGCGGTTGTATCTGAATATAGAATACGATGAGGAAAAGGTACAAGCCGAACCCATACAGGAAAGCAAACGCCTTTTCAAGTATATTCCTCTGATGGCAGAGATTGCAGCCGTAGCCGTGCTTAACAATCCCGAGGTAGCTGACCCCTCTAAAGACAAGGAGGTGAAAGCCTTGAAAACGTTTTTCATGGAACACCTTACATCTACCCGGCTTGAAAAGCTGGCAGACGTGATAAGCCAAATGATGAATCCCGGGGGTTTTACGTCCTCTATTCGGTCAATACGGGAGATAGGAACGACCAATCCGAAGAAACTCAAAGCAAACCGAGTAGAGTAATCGGGCTAAATAGCCCGTGGGGTAATCGTGGGGAAATTATCAAGTCCTTTGGTTGGACTTACGATTATCTGCTTTGGGGAATCAGTTGGCTAAACGTACAAATCATGCTGACAGATGCGGCACGTGTGGAACAAGAGCCGGAGCAAACGGACGGAAACAAGGATGGAGGGAAGCCACCTGTACAGCTAAAGACAAAGGATGATATTAAGAATTATCTGAAAGGAATAATGTAATGGATAATATAAACGGAGCGTTGGCGTTCAAAGCCACCCTTGATATAAACGATTTCAACGTGTCGGCACAAGCGATGGAAAGGAGTATCAAACAAGTTTCATCCACAGCCGTATCGGAATCGTCTGTGATGGATAATTCCATTCAGAGCTTTGCGCAAAATGGGGCGAAATACATTGTTTCCTACCTCGTTGGGCAGGGTATGGGGACATTGCTTCAAAGTATCGTGCAAACACGTGGGCAGTTTCAACAGTTGGAAATTGCCTTTACAACCATGCTCAAAAGTGGTACGCAAGCAAAGGGCTTGATGGATAGGCTTATTGATACAGCCGCCAAAACTCCGTTTGACCTTTCGGGCATTGCGAGTAGTGCCAAACAGATGCTTGCTTACGGCTCAACCGTGGATAACGTGGTGGATGAGCTGATAATGCTTGGTAACGTGGCTTCGGGTGTGGGTGCGCCACTACAGGATATTGCTTACCTATATGGAACGCTACGGACACAAGGCAGGGCGTTTACCGTGGATATTAGGCAGTTTGCTGGGCGCGGTATTCCCATCTATGAGGAACTGGCTAAAGTGCTTGGTGTAACCAAAGATGAGGTTTCTAACCTTGTAACGGAGGGTAAGGTGGGCTTTGAGGAAGTAGAAAAGGCTTTCCAAAACATGACGGGTAAAGCCGGGACTTATTACAACCTCATGCAAGAACAAAGCAAGTCCCTAACGGGTATGATTTCCAATATGGGTGATGCGTGGGAACAATCGTTAAACAAGTTGGGTGCGGACAATCAAGATGTTTTTGCCGGAGCTATTGAAAGTGCTACCTATATGGCAGAGCATTTGGATGATATTTTGCGTATTCTGAAAGCCGTTGCTATAGGCTATGGAAGCGTGAAAGCCGCTATTGTGCTGAATACATTAGCCACAAAGGGATATACGGGCGTTGCCCTTTTGGATAACACAGCACGGCAAGCTAAGATTTCCTTAATGAAGCTGGAAGCCGTTGCTACCGGGCAGGTGGTAACTCAGACAAAAGCGATGATTGCAGCCCAAAACAGCCATGTCGCAGCATTGCAAGCACAACTGACGGTAGAGGAACACGCCAACATGGTAAAGCAGTTACGCATTGCTACCATTCAACAAATGCTAACCGTCCAACAAGCGGAATATCTTTCAAATTTGAACCTAACGGTTTCTTCTGCCAATTATGAGGCGGTGGCTCTGAGTGTTCTTACCGTTGAACAAAAGCAAGCCCTAAGCAAGTTGGATTTGTCGGCTAAAAGTGCCGTGTATCGTGCCGCTTTGGAAAATGAGGTTGCCGTTAAGACACAAAACAGTGCGGCTACCTTAAATGCCATGCGAACCGATGTAAAGGCAGCAGCCGTAAAAATGGAATCGGCACGGGCTGATGCACTGGCGGCAAAGGCGGCTGTAGAACGTGCCTATTTGGAAGTGTACAGGGCACAACAGACCGGAAACGCTGAAAAGATAGCCATTGCCACTAAGAAGATGGAGGCAGCGGAGGATAACGCAGCTATCGCACGGAAGACGGCTTTAGCCACCCAATCCGATTTTTACGCAAAGAAAAAATTACTTGAAGCTACAGCCACCAAGCAATCCACAGCCGCTTCCGTGGCAGATACTACGGCAAAGACAACACAAGGAGCAGTAACTTCCGTACTGACTGCAATCACGACAAAAGCAACGGTAGCGGTGAAAGCTCTTTGGGCTTCCATGATGAGCAATCCTATCGGCTGGGTACTGGGATTGATAGGCGCATTAGTCAGTGTTATTACTCTTTTTACGGGCAAACAAAAAGAAGCTACCACGGCAACGGGTGAATTTCAAGACACCACGAAAAAAGAAATTGATAATTTGAATTTACTTTTTTCCGTATTGCAAAATACGGAGAAAGGAACTCAAACACATAAAAATACGATTGAAAAAATCAATACCGTATGTAAACAATATAATAAAACATTGCTTGATGAAAACGCTACACTTGATTTACAGCGTCTTAAATATGAGGAATTGACTACAGCCATTCAGCAAACTACAGCCGAAAAAATCAAGGCTAAATATACCGAACAAGCTATGCAAGAACTGGTACAAAGCCAAACGGATGCACTTGATAAGCTGAAAGAAAGTGCCGAAGATGCAACCTACAAAGAAATTCAAGAAGTTATGGAAACCACCCCGGAGGGCGTAACCGTGATGATGAATAAGGTTATTGATGTGGCTTCAAGTTCTATTCGTGGAGCTTCGGGGGCTGTATGGGATGCAGTAGAATCTATGGCGGTAGAATCCGCAAACCAATTGAAAGGGCTAACAGGTCAAGCCTATACCGATGCGTTCAACAACTCATTGGATAGCATTGTTTCTGCCGTACAAAAGTCCACCGGGGCTACAGGCAAAGAAATGGATGCTTTCAAGGAGAATATAAAAACATATCTTGAAAGTGTCGCACAATCAGCAAAAAAGGCAGATGAAACTATAGGCAAGGTAGATAAGCAACTTGAAAAATTCTATGGCAAAAAAGATACGACTTCTGTAACAGAGAGTACCGACTATGTGGCAATGTCGTTTAACGAGCTGGATAAGAAAATAGGTGAAACTCAGAAAAGCATTGATACCCTCAATGCTAAAAAGGTAAAGGTGGAAGCCGATAATACCCAACTGAAAGAGTTGAAAGACTTGTTGGATAAATTGAATGGTGCTGTAAACACCAAGGCTATAAACCTTAACACGGAAAAGGGAATATCAGACCGTATCAAGCAGCTTAAAGAATTGCGTGAAGCTGCCATTATCGGTAGCTCTGACTATAAGAGTTATGATACGCAAATAAAGAAGTTAGAAGCCCGGTTGCCCAAGCATACCACGGGGGATAAAGCGGATAGTGCCGCCAAGCAACTACGTGAAAGGCAACTTGAAGCTGACCGCAAATTGGAGGCTGACCGTATTGCAGTCTTGGAAGAGGGCTACGAAAAACGCAAACGCACCCTTGCGCTCCAACACAAGGAGGCATTGGATAATATAGACAAAGAGGAAAAGGCTTTGGCTAAAGCCCGTAAGGATGCCGGAAAAGGTGGCTTATCCAAGTCTGAAAAGGACGGCTTCGATGAAAGGCGAACACTTGAAAACAAGAAATATGACCAAGCCCAAAACAAACTCTTTGACGGTGAAATAGAGTACAAGAAACAGCAATATGCCTTGTATTTCCGTTGGGTACGCAACATGGGCGAAGATGTAGCCAATACCCAATTTGCCACGCTCCTAAAAGGCGGTAAATCGTACAAGGAGTATGTGGAAAATGAAATCAAGGCTCTAAAGGATAAACAACAAGCCAGAACACTCACAGAGGGAGAAAGCAACCAACTTATTTCCCTTAATATGCAATACAATGAAATCACGGGGGCAAAGTCCGCTATGGATTCTTTCAAGGAGTCCGTATCTAAGACCATTCAGCAAGCCCAAACACTTGCCGAGAAGTTGGAAGCCATAGCCGATGCAAAAGAGAAGCTGGCTAATGGAAGTTCCGGGCTTGTGGGTGCTGACGAAAAAGCGGAAGCCACTTTGTTTGTTTCAGAAGAAGATAAGAAGTTACAGGAAGAAGTACAGCAAAAGATACTTTCCTCTTACAGAACCTTTGAGGAACAAAGAAATGACATCCAAAAGGAATACGCCTTGCTTCGTGCTGCCGCTCAAAAGACGGGCGACCAAGAACGGATTAACCAAGTAAACAAGTCGGAGGCAGAAGCGTTAAGCACCCTTACCGCCAATATGCTAAAGCAATCGGATAGTTGGAAGAAGTTATTTGGCGATTTGGATAGCCTTTCTGTAGCCGAAATAGATAAGTTGGTGGCTGATATTGAAACAAAGCTAAAAGATGCGGATTTGAAACTGAATCCCGTAGATTACCGTGCTTTGATTGATAGTTTGAACCAAGCAAAGGAAACGCTTATTTCAAAGAATCCCTTTAAGGCTTTAGGCACATTCTATGATGATTACATTGAAGCCAAAAAGAAGCTGGCAGAAGCCAAAGCGAAAGTTGCTGCCGGAAAGGGTACGGATGAGGATGTGAAAAACGCAGAGGCAGACATGAAGAAAGCCGCCAAAGGCGTAACCAAGTCCATTGAAACGATTACTGATACGGCTACCACGTGCGGCAATGCCATTGCATCCATGTTTTCCGATTTGGGACAGGATGATTTGGCAAGTGGCTTAGGCACTGCAATGGAGTTGTTCGGGCAGTTGGGCAATGCTGCCGCCTCTGTAGGTAAAATGATGAGCGGTGACATATTGGGAGGCATTACGGGTATGGTGAGTGCTGTTACTTCGGTAGTGGGCATATTCGCCAAATTGCACGATTCCAAGTATGAGAAGAAAATCCAAAATCTGCAAAAGGAAATAGATGCGCTGGAACAATCATACAGCCGTTTGGAACGAGCTTACAATAATACTTATTGGGTATTCAATGATAGCCAACGTGAAGCCTACGAAAAGAATATCCAACTGATTAACGACCAAATACGGGCTTTGGAACAAGAAGCCAATGTAGCAAAGAAGAATTGGGATTTTGCCCGTTACGCTCAACTTAATAAGGAGATTAAGGAACTCAACAAGCAGTTGAAGAATGCGGAAGAAAACGGGGATATGTTTTCTATCTATGAGGCTCAGAAAAAGAACCTCAAACAGCAACAAGAGGATTTGAGAAAGCAAATTCAAGCTGAAAATGATAAGAAGAAAACCGATAACGGAAAAATCCAACAGTGGAACGAGCAAATAGAATCCATTACCCAACAGATAGAGGATTTGGATAGGTCAATGATGGAAACGCTTGCCGGAACGGATGTGAAAACCGCCATTGATGAATTTGCCGATGCGTTGGTAGATGCTTATTGCAAAGGTGAGGATGCAGCGGAAGCATTGGGCGAAAAGACAAAAGAAGTCCTTAAAAAAGCGGTTGTGGAAGCGTTGAAACGTGAGTTTTTGGCAAAGGGAATCAATGATGCCGTTCTCTATTTGGGAGAATCCATGAAAGACGGGAAACTGACCGATGTAGAGAAGCGAGAATTTGAAAGGATGGTGAACGCTGCCGGGGATTTGTTCAATTCCGCATTGGAGGGTATTGGTGATTGGATTAAGGATGTGGAGGAAGAAACCGTACAGCAAGACCCCCTTACGGGTGCGGCTACTTCCATGAGTGAGGAAACGGGCGGTGTGATAGCCGGGCGGTTGAATGCCTTTGTCATAAACCAAAGCGACCAAACCTCTATTATGAGGCAGGCACTTGTTTACCAAGCCGAAATAGCCGCCAACACGAAGTTGAGTGCATCAGAGTTGACGGAGATTAAAAGCACTTTGAAGCGCATTGAAAATAAAGATAGTTCACTTTTATCACAAGGAATAGCATAGTTATGGAACTGGTACAACAACTTAAAGAGGATGGCAAGGCAAAGGGGCTTTGCCGGATGTGGCAAATGAAGCTAAGAACGGGGCTTGACTATGAGCAACTGATACAGCTTTACATTAAGGGCATAGATTTCTGTATATCGGAGAATTACCCCACGCTTGACTTTATACGGGAACACTTCAAAGGCAAATGCGAGGTTTACGGGGTGTTTGTGGATGATGAGGTTACGGATAAGGTGAATTTACCCGATGTGGTGCTGAATGGTGACTGCAAAGCTATGTTGGAGTATGACGGATATTCCGTTTCACGGGTATATGCACGGCATGATTCCCATAGTGCCGTAAACGTGTCGGACAATGCGATTGTTACCATAGACGCTTTCGATAGCTCATATCTGTATGTGGCGGTAGCTGGAACGGATGCAAAGGTGCTTGTGAATCTGTATGGCAATGCCAAAGCGGATATAAAGGGAGTGGGAATAGAAGTTAGACAAATGAATAAAAATACTTACTGATATGGATAAGAACATGATTTTACACCTGCCTTTCGATGACCCGGACGGTAGTATAGCTTACGACTTTTCACAGTACCGCAACGATGCCACCTTATCGGAGGGTGCGAATTTTTCCAAGAAATCCAAAGTGGGTAAATCTCTTGCTTTGAATGGTACGGGCGAATGTGAAACGGCTCGTTCCATACCCTTTAGCGGTAATTTCACACTTTGTTTTTGGGTGCTGCCTGTTTCTCAAAAGTTAGGCTGGGTGCTGAATATGCCCGGCATAGACAACTATAAAGAGCAATGGCTGGATGTAATGCCTGATGTCTGGATTTTCTTTGCTTTCGTTAAGTCCGGCAATATGTTTACCGTCTATGAGAACACGACCCGGATATTCAGTGAAATGTTGCCAAAGACACCAACGGGGCTTTCCATCAACGACCAATCACTCTTTGGGACGAAAGCCTTGCTGGACGAAGTGAAACTGTTTGACGTGGCGAAAGAACCCCGTGAAATATTTGAGTTGCAGAAAGATGCGGATGTGGAATATTTCATAGACGGAAAGAACTTCAAGGAGTTTGGGGTATTCGTTTCCAAAAGTGCCGGATTGGTTGGACGGTTGGAGCGTAAAGAAGCCTTGCAAGTGAACTGGGATAACTACCACGGCATTGTAAGGGATAAGAAGCGACCACGCTACAAGGAGCGCAACATTACGCTGGATTGCTTTATTGAGGCTTCGGGACGTGCCGCCTATGTGGAATGGGTAAACCTTTTCTTTTCCCAATTTGATGCAGAGGGAAACCATCGTTTGCGTGTGGACTATGACGGAAAGGCAAAGCCTTTGGTATATGAAGTGGAATTGCTGGATGAGGCAGACCCGGAAAAGAGCTGGGGACAATATAGCAATGATTTGATGGTGGGCACATTCCGCTTAAAACTGGTGGAAGATGAACCTGTGAAAAAGGTGCTTAGGTATATAGGTGCGACTGCAAACGGCAAGGCTACGATTACCGTTACTTCGTCCAAGTTGCTTAATATCTATTGGGGCGATGGTACGCACACTTACGATGTGTCCGGCAACGAACAAACGATAGAACACACTTACGTTACACCCGGTGAATACGAGATAATCGTTTCGGGCGTGATTGAAGACATTGAAAAATTTGAAACCAACGCTATTGTGATATGGGAACTCTTGAAATAATCAGGCGCAACGGTGAAAAGGTACGCTTGTTTTCCAAAGAGCCGTTTTGCACGCTGAAATCAGCCGCTCAAAACAGTTCCTTAATGGGGGATGATAACGTACAGCTTTCCATTGTTTCCTCTGAGTTGCTTAATTTAGGAAAAGGAGATAAAATCATAGTGGAGGGTGAAGAATACACCATCCGTACTAAGGTGAACCGTGAAATGCTTTCGGACAACCATTATGTGCATGATGCCACTTTCTACGGGGTGATGTATGAGCTTATGAAAAGCCTGTACCGAAACACCGATGCAAACGGGAAATCCAGCAAAAGCACGTTTGACCTCACTTATAATATCCGGGACTTTGTAAAGGTGCTTATCTACAACGTGAGCCGTGACTATCCGGGCTTATGGGCTTTCGATGAAGCTAATTGCCCGGACACAGAACCCCGTACCATTTCCTTTGCCCGTAACAACTGCCTACAAGTTTTGCAAATGCTTTGCAGTGACCGTGAATTTGATTTGGAATTTCTCATTACTCAAAAAGACGGGGTGCGTACCATCCACATAGGGAAGTTCGGTTCAAAGGTTGTGCCCCCGGGTGGCAACGCTTTCTTTGAGTGGGGCAAAGGCAACGGCTTGTACAAGCTCAAAGAGCAAAAGGTAGATGATAAAACCATTATTACGAGGCTTTGGGTGGAGGGTGGCACGACCAACATTCGGAGTGATTACAGGGACTATTCAGAACGCCTACAGCTTCCGTTTCCAGTGCGTTTAAACAAAAAGGAACACAAACTATGGGACGGCACAATAGTACCGCCTCAGAGCGAATATATAGGCATATCCGATGATAACAAGCGTTATTTGGAGGATGGCGATTTGAGGGATGCACTGGGCAGTGATGAGGATGCTGTGACGTATGATAATATTTTCCCGAAACGGACGGGTACGGTTACTGCTTTGGTGGCTGATGATATAAACAGCTTCATTGATGATACAATGGACTTTGACCTGAACGAGAAAGACGATAAGGGTACAAAGTATCTGATTAACGAGGTATCGGCAAAGATTACTTTCATTTCGGGTAAATTAGCCGGGCAACAATTTGAATTGGCGCAAAAGGGAGGGTACGACCATGCAACAAAAAGGTTTACGCTCATTCCATTTACGGACAACAGGGGGCTAACTATTCCTACCACTGAAAGCGAGGCTTACCGTATAACGGAGGGTGACACGTATAAGATTACGGATATTCACCTGCCTAAATCTTATGAAGATGATGCAGAGGAAGATTTATGGTATGCCGGATATAACGAGTTCAAGCCACGCACACAGGCACGGGCGCAATATCAGCTTACCTTTGAACGCTCCTATTTTTTGAACGCTTTGCCAAGCGATAGCGAAACAACCGTCTTTCATGTGGGTAACTATGTACCCGTGAAAGATGAGCGTTTCGGTATTGAAAAGAATATCCGCATCCAAAAGGTGACAAAGAACCTGCTTGTGGAGCATGACTATACACTGACCCTTTCGGACATTACAGCCATTTCCCCAATCACTCAAACGGTGGTGGATGTGGGACGGCACGAAACAATCATAGAAAACAATCGGCTTCGGGACTTGACTAAGGCACGGAGGGGCTGGCGCACAACAGAGGAATTGCGTACAATGGTATATGATACGGACGGTTATTTTGACCCCGAAAACATCAAACCTAATTCCATTGACACCAATATGCTTACGGTAGGGTCTAAGAGCCAACAGTTTGTTTTGATTGATGTGATACTGCAAGCCAACGTAAACGGAATATCCAATCGCTTTGATGCTTCTGCCGGGGTATTGGCTCACTTGACTATTGATGATGAGATAATCAAGCATTGGAACATGGCGGCTGGCTCATTCACTCTATCAAGCCCAAAGGGGTACTATGTGTTTGCCAAATGCTCCAAGAAAAGCACGGATGGAATTTGGTATGTGACACAGGAACAACTAAAGGTTGAGCCAACCGAAGACCCGAACAACTACTATTTCCAAGTGGGCATATTAGGGTCAGTGCATTCGGATGATGATTTTAGGGACTTTACCACTACCTACGGATTTACCCGAATCAACGGTAATACCATTACCACGGGTAAAATCATTACAAGCGATAAGGAGTGCTATTTGGATTTGGATGGCAACAAGTTCCGTATAGGTGATTCTTCAAGTTCTATTGATTGGAATGTAACGGCAAAACACCAATTAACCTTACACAACGTCCGTCTGCTTTCTGATAGTGGGGACACATCACATATTGGGGTGTTTCGTGGTACGTATAATCCAAAGTACGTGTACTATGCCGGGGATGAGGTGTCTTATACGGTGAATGGGGAAATGTGTACCTATAGATACACTAACCCCATGCCAAGCATGGGCAACCCGCCTACCAATTCCGTATATTGGTCAGTAGTGGCGAAAGGTTCTACTGGGGATAAGGGAGAAAGCGGTTTGTCTGTATTCTACACTTATAATGACAGCGAAACCAAGCCTGCCACCCCTACGGGGGACGGCTCTACGGGAGGTTGGCATAGAACTTCGTCCGAAAACGTGGTTTGGATGAGTATAAAGAACGCCAAGACCGATACGGAGGGTGCGTGGGGTATTCCTTTTCGTGTGCGTGGTGCTGATGGTACTTCAATCAATATCAAAGGTTCTAAGGACAATGTTTCACAACTGCCTACCGTTGGAAATTCAGAGGGCGATGCTTATCTAATCGGGGGCAACCTCTATATTTGGGATGGCACGAACTGGAAAGATGTTGGAGCTATCAAGGGAGAAGATGGAAAGAGTAGCTATCTTCACAAGAAGTATTCCGATGATGGCGGCAAAACGTTTACTGCTGGGAACGGTGAAACACCCGGAAGATGGTTGGGCTTGTACGTGGATATGATACCTACCGATAGCGACAAACCAAGTGCTTACAAGTGGAGTGACACGAAAGGACAAGACGGAACACCCGGTTTACCCGGTGAAGATGGGCGTACTCCTTACTTCCATATCAAGTATTCGGACAACGGGGGGATGTCGTTTACTGCAAACAATGGCGAAGAACCGGGCTACTACATAGGACAATACACCGACTATGTGCAGAAAGACAGTGACAACCCGATGGATTACACTTGGGCTTTGATTAAAGGAGAATCGGGTACGGGTGGAACGGATGCCGGAGCTGGCGAATACTACGAATACCGTTACGCTAAAAACGGCTCGACTTTAGTACCGCCCGATTTGGACGTTAATTCTTCCAACCCTGCCGGGTGGAGTACGGAAATGCCGAAAGTAGGAGCGTTGGAATATATTTGGTGTACAATGGCTAAGAAGTCCGGGCTTGCAGACCGTACCAAATTTCATTTGCCCATTGAAGCTAACGACACTTCAAGCATTGCCGATATTTCGGGTAACGGTTATAATGGCGTGCTGGGAGGTGGAACGGTTGTAAAAGACGGAACGAGATATGCCCTCAACCTGAGTGGTGGAATGGAGAGCCGTATTCCTTATGATTTACCCTTTGGGGAAAGTTTTACACTCTGTTTTTGGATGAAGTCAGACCAAAAACAAGTCAAGTGGATGTTGAACGGATATAACGGTAGGCACTATGTGGAAAAGAGTATTGCAATCACGCCTAATACGTGGTTTCACCTTGCATTCCGTTTTAATGACCGTACCGTTACGGCATTCAAAAACGGGGAGCAATTACATAGTGGCAGCGTTAATATCATGGCTGTTGGTTTTGCTATTTACGATGATGATGTATTCGGCTCTGCCGTGTATTTCGATGATATACGTTTGTTAATGGGGGCTTTACCCGTGAATGACATTACTTCCGTAATGAATGGCAAAGCGGACTTGATGATACAGAAATGGAGTACCCCTATCCGTGTAAATCCTTATGATGGTGAAGATGGAAAGCCGGGAACAAGTGTAACATTGGCTGATGTTGAATATGCACAAAGCACTTCTAACACTACAGCACCGACTACTGGATGGCAGACTACAGCACCGACATGGATTGACGGGCGGTATATTTGGAGTAGGACGAAAGTTTCTTATTCCGACAACACGACTACCTACACTAAGGCGGTTTGTATTACAGGCGGTAAAGGCTCTACAGGTAATAGTGGTATCGGTGTAAAGTCTATCATTGAACAATACTACCTATCCAGTTCGGCAACCTCATTACTTAATGGCTCATGGAGTACGACACGCCCAACGTGGAAAGACAAATGGTATATATGGACACGCTCGGTTATCACTTATACAAATGGAACGAGTGATACTACGGCTGCAATCTGTGTGACGGGAAGTAAAGGGGATAAAGGTGAAGATGGAAAGCCGGGTGATAAAGGGGAGAAAGGAGATAGTCCCGTACTTGTTTATAGGGGTATTTATGATTCTTCCAAGACTTATTACGGAAATAGCAAGCGGTTGGATGCTGTAAAATACAACAATCAATACTATATAGCCCGTATAGATGCTGGAACTTTCACCGGGTTAGTACCGACTAACACAGGCAAATGGAATACTTTTGGAGCGCAATTTGAAACTATTGCCACAAACTTGTTATTGGCAGAGGGGGCAAATATTGGAGATTGGTTTATTAAGGGCGGTAAGATTGTTTCCACTATGGGTAATGGTAACAGGGTAGAGTTGGATGCTTCAATGGCTCGTATTTATATTGAATCTTCAAGTGGTGGTGGTGATTATGCGCTCGTTGATTTTGGTGCAAAAATGACAATAGATGCCAACCGTGGAATCTTTGAAACAAGGGCTAAAAATGCACCATCTTATTCTAATGCGGTTTCCTATATGTCCCCAACGGGAATATTCTCAAATATGGCAGGTACGGACGGTATGCCAGCAAGTAGCGGATATACACACCGTGGGGCTATTGTTGGGCTTGGCTTTGCAAATGTTCCGGCAAGAGTATGGGCTGTAAATAAAGTAGATACAATCGTGGCAGGAGTTTATGGTCGGGCTTCTAATTCGGGGACTGCACCAGCCTTTGGCGGTTTCTTCTATGATTTATTTGCCGGAGGCTTGATTTTTGGTCGAAAGTGTATTACTGGAACGTCGAATAACACATGGTATTTGAATAGAGAAGATACCGTGGTTATAGGGTACACGTCTGCCGCATCAGTAGTGTATCTTCCAGCTTCTCCTAAAGAGGGACAGGTTATATTTGTAAAGCAGTGGTGGAGAGGCTATATGAGATTCAGACCAAGAAGCGGCTACCTAATCTATGATGATACTTCGGTAAATGACTACTACGATTTTGGGGAGGGTCAAGGTGGTATGTTTGTATATACCGTAGGATATATAGATGGAGTTAAAAAGCAAGCATGGTTAGTAAGTAGATGGAAATACTAAAAATATGGAAGAAAGAGTATTATACGGATATATGGATGGTGACTGCCTACAATGTATAGAAATAACCCCCATTCCTCAGAAAATCAGAAATGAGAAAACGGGGGAAATAATAACACGCATGGTATCGGTTATTGAACAGGTGGCTGAACTGCCAACTATATATAAGCCTGTGGATGCAATAGATGAAAGTAAACAAAACGCCGATAAAGAGGGTTATGTTGTGCGCATTGTACCATACGATGCAGGGGACAGGATTTCATTCAGATACATAGAAGTCCCCGATTTTCAAAAGGTGGCACATGAGATTGAACGCTTAAAGGAGGTATTGGCAGGTAGCGATTATAAGATAATCAAATGCTACGAAGCCGCTCTAATAGGTTCTGAAATGCCCTATGAGATAAAGGCTTTGCATAATGAAAGGCAGTTGTTGAGAGATAAAATCAATGAACTTGAAGCACGTTATGCCTCATTATATGGTGATACACTTTAATTATATCTGAAAATGTGTTCATTAAACACATTTATGATTATATTTGCAGTTAGAAAACTTGATTTAATTTACTCAGTGAATTATGGAAACAACGATGTATAGTCTGCGGATTCTTTCCAAAGGCAAGGTTACAGACCTTACCAATGGTTTTGCTTTGGGTGGTGTTCCGTTTACCGTCTTTGTCCGACCTAAAGAGGTTACGATGGAAACAAGCACGCTGCTTAAATGCAAGCTCATTTGCGATAAGGATTTTGGAATGTTCCCCGTACCTATCGGGGATTGGACGCCCGGAGCGATAACCGTAATATCCCCAAACGGTATCGACCTTTCGGAATATGATGTGTATTGGGGTGCTGGTGAAACTATTAAATAACTTATAGCTATGGGATTATTATTGGGAAGCGGAAACACGAAACCGCAATATCCTTACGACCAATGGTATGGGGTGCAAGGTGATTTCAATTCACAGGACTACAAGCTAAAGCGTGTGGGCAATTTGGATTTGCACCGTACATTACCCATCCAAGCAAAGCTGAAACGATTTGTGGAAAACCCGGACGGTTCGGTTAAGTATTACCTTAACCAAAATGACAGCCGTAAAAAGGATTCGGGTGCAACGGCTGTGATTGACAGCACGGATGGTAATGTAATGCTTGAAAAGCCGGAATATTACTTCAAGTTGGAGATAGAGGGGACGAAATGGATTCGTGCCTATTCCGAATATCCGTTGCCCGGCTTTATCAAGATGGAACGAAAGACGGTAAGCCCGTGGTATGCAACGGTGGATATTACCAACTCTGTAGCCGTATCGGGTTGCTGGCTTACTTGGAATGGCAATGAGATAGCGAGAGATGCCAACGGTTTTGTTGTCCTTAAATCGAATGCCGCACAATTCAGAGGCGGTTCGGGTGCTGGTGATGCCGCTAAGGATGGCACTTACAACTCCATGTTGGGTATGCCCCGTACTTCCATTTCAAAGGCAGGTGTTCGTCCTTTCTGCAAGAACGGTACACACCACGGAGCGTACAGGGTGTACAATGAAATTGCTTGGTTGCAACGTGTGGAATACGCTTCTTTGCATTGTCAAGACACTTACACCGAAACACTGACCGCTGACGGTTTTCATCAAGGCGGTTTGGGTAGCGGATGTGCTGTTGATGGTGGTCAGTGGAATACATGGGGCGGCTACAGACCGTTTGTCCCTTGCGGTGTTACTGCAACACTGGGAAACAACACGGGTAAGGTGTCCTACACTATCAAGGGGTGGACTGGGGGCGATAAGGTGGTGCAAGTAACCTCTTACCGTGGCTTGGAAACTCCTTATGAATATTTGTGGTTGCTTGCCGATGATGTGCTGGTTTGGCATAAGGCAGATGTATCTATTGCCTATGTGTGTGAAGACCCGACTAAGTTCACTTCTCACTCTGACGGCGCAACTACCGTACCAACCGGATATGAAGCTATTACTGAACTCCCAAGAACTGATGGATATGTGCTTTCTATGGCTCATTCCGCTAAGGGCTATTCCTTTGCCGAAAAGGTAGGTGGAGCAAGCAACAAAGGCTATTGCGACTACTTCTATACCTGTGTAGATGATTCAGGTTGGAGTACACCGGGATGGTATGGTGCCCTTTTGTCTGCGACTGCGACTTATGGTGCGAGTGCGGGTTTCGGTTTTCTGATTACGTTTAGTCGTTCCTCGTATGCGGATGCGCACATTGGGTTCCGCTTGTGCCGATTTTGACGGACTGCAAAATTCGGCTCACGGAGCAACGAAAAAAGCGTTAGATTGAAATATTGAAAAATTATAGGGTCGTGGCGGCTGGTGCCCTTTTGTCTGCGAATGCGAATAATGGTGCGAATGCGGGTTTCGGTTATCTGAATACGAATAATCGTTCCTCGAATGCGAATGCGAACAATGGGTTCCGCTTTTACCGTGGTTTCAACTTATAACTGTTGCTGCCACGTCCTTACCTCACAGGAACTATCGGCACGTCTGATAGTTGGTAAAATAATACGAATTAGAACGGTGTGAGTAAGAAATTGAAAACTCTGTTTTAGAACAACGGCACAATGGGCTTAGTACAAACAGAATATGGATTATGCTATACGGCTGATACAGGCTTTTATCAATACTCAGATTTTGATGATTGCGGTTTGTATATCGGTGATACAGGCACTCTATTTTGCTCGCAAGCAAAGAAGATAAAGAATGTCTATCACTTGATATATGAATGTTCTAACATCGTGCTGGCGCAATACAAAGCGCAAAAAGGAAAGGGTGAACGCTCAGAAATTACAAAGTTCAATGAGAACATTTTGGAGTATTTGGACGAACTATATTGGAGTTTACGCAACGAAACATATACACCCGGAGAGTATCGGATAAAAATCATATATGAGCCTAAAGAGAGGGTGATAATGATTGCCCCTTTCTATCCTGACAGAATTGTACACCACTGCATTATCAATGTGCTTGGGCGGTATTGGACTAATTTCTTCATTGCGAATACATACGCTTGCATCAAAGGCAGAGGTATTCATAAGTGTATGGAAGATGTGCATACGGCTTTGGTAACAGACAGGAAAGGAACAAAATTCTGCCTGAAAATTGATATTAAGAAGTTCTATGATAATATAGACCATTCGGCATTAAAGAAGATAATCAGATATGGCATTGCAGATGAGCAATTGCTAAGGCTGTTGGATAAGATAATAGATAGTAACGGTAAAGATAAAGGGTTGCCAATAGGCAATTTCACAAGCCAATACTTCGCTAATCTCTATTTGGCATACTTTGACCATTGGGTAAAAGAGGTGCTTTCAAAAATAGTTATGCAGCGTTTTGGTGTGAAATTCTACTTCTTCCGCTATATGGATGATATGGTAATATTGTGCGCTGACAAAGAGGCACTACATTTCATACTTGATATGATGGGGCTTTACTTGGGCGCAGAACTGAAAGTAGAGATAAAAGAAAATTGGCAGATATTCCCGGTTGATGCTCGTAGCATTGATTATGTGGGATTCAAGCAGAACCATTACGGTATATTGCTGAGAAAAGGCATATTGAAACGGTTTTACAGGAAATTCCACCGCACCATCAAGAAATACGAAATCAATGATGAAACTGATATTAAACACCTCTTCCCGTCTGAATATGGCTGGATAATCAGATGCTCAGAGGAACATAGTAAATTCATTTTTAATAACTGTTTGAATGATGGAATCAAGTGTTTTAACTACAGGATTGCTGGCTAAGACCAAGCCGGAAGTTATAGACAATCTTAACAACGGTCAAGGTACGTTCCTCTATAACCATAACATTAAAGAGGTCAAGGTTATTGCTGACAAAGAGGGCGGTATTGAAATTACCACTGATGCGGAACGTGCTACGGGCACGATGTTCCAATATGATAGCGTGAGGGTGGAATATCCAAAAACGGCTGATAATATTTTCAGTACGTTGCTTACTGCAAGATACCCGGCTAAGACAGAAAGCAAGTTGGTAAACGAATATCAGTCTGCCATGCTGGGCTTGCTTGCCGAAAGTGCGAAAGCCCCCTATGAGGACTTTTTGAAAGACCGTTTGGCTATCCGTGAAATGGTGGATGCCGATTGTGAAACCTATAACATACCGATGGACTTATGAACGAAGTAATGGACTTTGAGGAAAGCGAATCCTTAAATGAAGATATTTTCGATTGTGAATACACCTCAGTAGATGCCGTGATTAATGAGGTCACGGTGTTTACGGGGTGTAAGGAAAGACAGACAGAGAACGGAACGAGAACACTTATCGCCTATGGCGAGGGTATCGGTGCATCCGCTTTCTATACTGATAGTAAGAAGTTGAAAGATGTTGTTTTAGACCCGAAGCGCAAATATCCGTTCCGTGCCGTTATCAAAGTGGTACGTTATGGAACTATGTACGGGTTTAAGTTCTTTCCACCGAATACTCCAATCACGCAGGAGGATAGAGATAACTTTGAGTATTACAAGCGAAACAAGTATAAGAAAAACCGATGATGGAAGAAAGTTTGAAAGTGGCACAAGGCATAAGCGATTTTGGCTTTATGGTGATAGTGTGCGCTGTGTTCCTCTGTTTGGCGGCTGCACTTATGATAGCTTGTTTCAAGTGGTTCAAGTCTATCATTAACGGCATGATTAAAGGCAATCAGTCTATGGTAGCCGAACTTCTGACGGAAACCAAGAATCAGAATGATATGCTTACGGATATTGCGGAGGGGTTGCGCCCGGAAACACAGCTAAGGATAAAGAATACTTCGGGTATATACTTTGACCTTGCTATAGAAAGGGTGTGCCGGATTATTCGGAAAGTGAGAGAGGAAAACCACATAGCCGACCATGAGGCTACAAAGGCTAAGATACACACCTTGATAATGAACTTGCACGAAGATAGGAATAGTAGGTTTGACTACTATACCTATCGGGGAAAACGCTTATCCAGCTACACGTCCCCCGAATGGATTGAGTGGGTGGAGCAATGCGTATGGAGTGAGGTATATGCTGAAAGTGTGAATAACGGCAGGGCTTATACCAATGTACAGACGGTTTATGACCGTATAAAAATAGATTTTTACCATAAATTGAATCAAGAATGAAGATACTTATAGACAATGGGCATGGAGAAAATACACCGGGTAAACGCAGCCCGGATGGAACTTTCAGAGAGTATGCCTATACGAGAGAAATTGCGGATGAAGTCGTGCGTGAACTGGCTAAACGTGGCTATGTAGCGGAACGCATTGTTAAGGAGAACTTGGACGTGCCTTTGGCTGAACGTGCAAGGCGTGTGAACGAGGTTTGCGCTCGATATGGTGCTAATAACGTATTGCTTGTTTCCATCCACTGTAATGCTGCTGGGAATGGCGAATGGATGAATGCCCGTGGGTGGTCTGCCTATACCACTAAGGGCAAAACGAAAGCTGACGAACTGGCAAACAGAATGTATGATGCTGCCGCTTGCTTTATTACTGGGCAAAAGATTAGGCGTGACTATTCGGATGGCGACCCGGATTGGGAAGAAAATTTCTACATTCTTTCCAAAACGAAATGCCCGGCTGTACTGACGGAAAATTTCTTCATGGATAACAAGGATGATATTGCTTACCTTACATCTATGGAGGGGAAACAAAACATCGTGAACACCCACGTAGAGGGTATAATCCAATACATCAAAGAATATGAAAAATAAAGCGTTTTTGATAATAATCGCCCTCTGTGGGCTTTTGATGGCGGCTACCTTTGGGCTATGGGCTTATTGTTCCAAGTTGAAAGCGGAAAAGGAAAGGTTGGATGGCAACCAAACCGCCTTGTTGGAGAAAGTCGAATTTTACCAAACAGAATCCGGAAAATCTGCTGCCTCTGTACAGGCTTTGACTTTATCCAAGTCTGAAGTGGAAAAGCATTGTGCCGACTTGACGAATACTGTTAAGGAACTCAACTTGAAAGTAAATAGGTTGCAAGCGGCTTCCACGACTGCAACAAAAACGGAGGTGGAGGTACAAACCATAGTTAAGGATAGCATTATATACCGAGATACTTCCTATCTTAAAATCCAAGCGATACGATGGAAAGACCCGTGGATAAATGTTGATGGCTTAATTATGCCCGATAAGAAATTGGATTTACGCATACAATCTGTAGATACCCTATTCCAAGTAGTGCATAGAGTGCCTAAGCAATGGTTATTTTTCCGATGGGGAACAAAGGCTATTAGGCAAGAAATAGTAAGCAGTAACCCACATACTAAAGTGGTGTATTCGGAATACATAGAATTGAAGAAACGAAAAAAGAATAATTAGGTGTTAGTAATAGAGTAGAACTTTTGTTCTGAGCCGGGTTCGCTGTGAAGTGCGCCCGGTTTTTCTTTGCCCTTTGAAATTAAAGTCATATATTTGCAGTACCGATTCTGAAAATCGGTGTTGCATTGTACCCCTGTGTTCTTCCTATGGAGAAGCAGGGGTATTTACCAAAAATGCAAAAGTTCTACTATAGTTCTACAAAAAAATGAAATAACCTCGCAAATGGTTGATACTCAAAGTTGGGTTAGAAGTTTCCTAAACGTATGTTCTTCCAAACAGGGGCAAAAATAGTAAAATTTAGATTTATAGTAAATAAGAAAAGGAAGTTATAGCGATAACCAATACATAAGGCTCTGTAGTTCAACGGATAGAACAAGAATTTCCTAAATTTTAGATAGGGGTTCGATTCCCCTCGGAGCTACTTTTCAAGTCCATTCCATTACGGGATGGACTTCTTTTTTACAGCATTTACAGCAAAAAATAGGTATATTTGCTGACAAAAGTTCTACTATAGTTCTACAAAGATTATGGCTACATTCAAAGCAGAGGTGTACGCTCACCAAAAGAGGGCTGACGGCACATATAATATAAAGATAAGGGTTATACACCAAAAGAGGAAAAAGTACATCCCGACCACTTACTACGTGACAAAGGATGATTTGACACGCACGACTTTCAAGCTGAAAAACCAAAAGTACATAGATGCCACCGATGATATGATAAAAAAATACCGTTCCATTTGTGACCGCATGGGGGAACGGCTTAAATCCATGACCGTTGAGCAGGTGGTAGATGCAATCACTAACGACAATGGGGAACACTTCGATTTGGATATAGTGGCTTATGCCCGTCAATATATATCGCACTTAAAGGAAACCGGGCATACAGGTAATGCGCTTTCTTACCAAGTAGCCATTAACAACCTTGTACGCTTTGTTGGCAGGGATAGCGTGAGCATAAAAGAAATCACGGTTAAGTTTATCAATGATTGGATAAAGTGGATAAAGGAGAATCCGGCACGTTCCAAACCCGAAGCCAATCACGGAGAAAGGGCACAGAGCCTATATATATCCCAGCTAAGAGCCATATATAACCGGGCAAAGAAAGAGTTTAACGATGAGGATGCCGGACTGATACGCATTCCCTATTCTCCTTTTAAGAGGGTGGAAATTCCCAAAATACCCGTTACAAGGAAAAGGGCTATTTCTACGGATTTACTTCGTAAATTTTCGGAACTGCCTTATTCTTTGATTATGCAACCGGGGACAAACAGGTACAATCTCGCAAAGGATGTCTTTCTTTTGAGCTTCTGTCTAATTGGAATGAATGCGGTAGATTTGTACACTTGTACGGATTTGAAGAAAGGACGTATTATATACCAACGGACAAAAACCAAGAATCGGAGAGCTGACAAAGCGGAAATGTCTGTGAGGATAGAGCCGGAACTAAAAGCCCTTATGAAAAAATATAAAGACCAGACCGGGCAAAGGGTTTTTAATTTCTACAAGCTGTATTCAAGCGTGGATAGCTTTACGGCTGCAATCAACAAGGGCTTGAAAAAGATTGGTGATGATTTAGGAATAGATGATTTGGAGTTTTACGCAGCCCGCCATACATGGGCAACCATTGCAAGTAATGAAGCCGGAGTAGATAAGTACACCGTTCACACAGCCCTTAACCACGTGGACGAAAATATGAGAGTGACGGATATTTATATTGCGAAATCATGGGATAGTATAGATGCCGCCAACCGTAAAGTATTGGATTATGTCAAGCTGTCTTTGGATGATGTAACAGAAAAGAAGTATATACCCAAAAATAAACGTGTTTTGCCTAAGCAAAATTTGTAATATATTATATTTCAATGGATTACAAACCTATTTTTGCTTAGGCAAAATTTTAATAGGTGTTTGTCTATCCTTTAAATGCGTGTTATGATTGATAATTAGATAGTTACGAATTTTGCCTAAGCAAATTGCCTAAGCAAAATGGATTTGCCTAAGCAAAATTTATAATATGCTGATAATCAATTTAATAGTATTTTATCATCGCCGAATAACGTTTTGCTTAGGCAAAAAACATAACGTATTGCATATCAATTATTTATGAGCCTATTTTTGCTTAGGCAAAAAAATAGCCTTTTTGCGTTTGCCTAAGCAAAATTTGCAATATATTATGGTTCAGTAGTTTACAATCCTATTTTTGCTTAGGCAAAATTTCGTGTAAGTTATAAGGGATAATATATATACTATATATAATATTATATAGTTAATTAAGAGTAAATATATGAAATAGGGGTGTGGGGGAAGAACAAAAAAGGCACTTATGGAAGTGCCGTAATTTTACTTTTGGTAGATTCTATTTTGTTTCTACGTTAATTATGTCCGATATATCTTTATTGAAATAATAGGTACAATTAGTAATTGCATATCCCCCATAGGAGTTTTTTGCTCTATATCTATGGGAAATCTCCCAAGCTAAAGTATCGTAAGGATTTATACCATTACTTTCAAACATAGCTTTGATTTGTTCTAATTTTGAGTTAATGCTATCTGTTGGGAACTCTCCATCCGTTGCTCTTTTAACGGTTTCCGCTAATGCTTTAGACATAGGTGTAACTATTCCTATTTTCCCCATATCTATACACTCATAACTATCAGGGTCTTTTAGATTGTTCTCCAAATACCTGTTTATTAGTTTCTCAGCTTTGCATTGTGGATTGTTGCCATTACATCCTGTTATCAAAGCTATCAGGCAAAGCATTAGTAAAGTTCTCATAAGTGTGTATTTAACGGTTTTACTTAGCAAGCTACTGTAATACACACGAAAGCGTGGGATTACTCCGAGGATTAAGAGGTACGACCAAGCACCTAACAGCCCATACAAGAGTAATGCCCACGCAAAGCGCAGGCATTAGCAAATTGTCTGAGGGCTGTTTCTGAAATTTGGTCGTTTTCTTAATCCCTACAACAATAGCCAATGCTATTTAGTGATATTTTAATTCAGCAACAAATATAATACATTATTTGTTATAGAAATAGTCTTGCAGTGTTATATTTATAATGACGTATCAAAAATATATAGGTTTTTGTTTCCAAATAAGCGTGGATTTTGTACCTTTGTAGAAAATAGTAGTTTATATGGGTAATTGGAGCGAACGACAAGAAGCTAAGAAAGAAGTCAAGGAGAAAGAAAAAGCAAGTAGGGAAACGCTTGGAAAATTCTTCTACGACTTGGCTAAACTTGTATTTACGGCTATGGCTTTAGTTGGGGGCGTTTCGCTGATAGTCGATGAGCCTCAGATAAAACAAGGGGTGTTGCTCGCAACAGGAATGCTACTAACATATATATTTGCTTCTATAGGTTATAACATTTTAAAAAGATAGGAATATGGATTTTATGATTATGTTTTTCTCTATATGCTCAGTAATAGGCATTGGAATCTTAATTTGGTTTAAAACCAAAAGCGGTAAAAGATGGTTAGCTAATTTATGATATGGAATATTTGTAAGAAATAGCCCTATGCAGACTAATATTTGCATGGGGCTATTTTTGTTCTTCAAACATTCTTCCCAATCCTGTAAGCAGCCATTTGGCACTTACTCCATACTCCTTAACCATAGGATGCAACCAAGATAATTGAAACCACCCACGCTCCAAGTCTTTTCTTTGCGCAATGAAATTTCTTCTATCTATGTTGTTAAGCCTACAGTATGTATTTACTCCTCTTATTTTCTTCATGGCTATAATGGCATCCAGCGCACTATAGAACCTTTCCATTATTTGCTTGCTTATGACGGTATTCATTGCGATATATGGCTCTTCAAATTCTCTATATCGAATTTTAGCAACTCCAATTCACCTGTAGGCTCATTGGTTATTATAGCCGTAGTAATAGCGTTGGATATTTCCCTTTGCACATCTAATACCCTATCAGGGTTTACCCGGTTAATTAAAAGAACTTCTTTGTAGAGGTCTATAACCATTCTATAATACTTTTCCATATCAATATTTCCTTTGCTTTAAACCAAACACTATACGGCATTGGCACATTCGGCAGGATTCCCCGTTTGGGCACTTCCCTTTTTAAGTTCCTCTATTTCGTTTTGCAATCTGCCTATCAATCTATTCAACCGTTCTATTTCCTTATCTTTTTCTACTAACATTCCATAAGGTGCAATCAGCTTGTCATTCATCATCTTTACGACTTGTCTTGAAAAAGCGTCAGCACCAGCAAACATGAAATCTTCGGGAGTGACTTCTTTTAATACCGTATTTTGTTTCGGTGATATATCCGAATAATATTTTGAAATATCACCGAATTTAGACTGCAATATATCCAATTTCTCTTTTGAGATTGGTTTTATTCCGTTTTCTATATTTGAAATATAGTTCTGTTTGCACATTAATAGTTCTGCCAACTCCTTTTGGGTAAGTTCTCTATCAATTCTAAAACGTTTTAAATCAAATCGTTGCATACAAATAGAATATTTTTAATAGAAAATATATCCAAAAAGTTTTGTTATATTCGGATATATAGCCTATATTTGTTGCGTAATTAAATAAATGACATTACAAATATAGCCAAAAAGCGTGTTTGTAGAACATATAAATTGGAGAAAATGAAAAAAGTAACCCGAAAAGACTATCAGTCTTTTATTCAGATTTACAAAGGATTGCCCGGAAGAAGTGCCGTAAAAGCTCCAAAGACAGAGTTTGTGGAGGAAATAGCGGCTCTGTGTATGTGTAGTACCAAGACGGTGCGAATGTGGATTCATGGCGTGCAAAAGCCGGATGCTCTCAAACAAAAGATGATTAGTGATAAACTGGGCGTTCCAGCCGATATTTTATTTCCTGTTACGGCATGAAAGCTATAGAGTTCTACACGACTCCGGAGGGTGAAGTTACTATGCGCCCTATCGGAGAAGCCGAAAGACAGTTGAAAGAAACTGATACCGACTTTATCCAAGCATTCTTGTCTATACTAAGGGAGTTTTACCCCGAAGCATACGATGCGCTTATGGATAGATACTCTAAAAGTTCAAACAACAAGAGGTATCGGGATTTTATAGCGGTTCGCAGATTCATTAAATGCAACTTCGGTCTATATGACAACATGATTGATGTAGATGAGAATTGGAACTTTAATTTTGAGTTTGTGGGTTGTCCGTTACGTGGAGAATGCAAATATGACAAAGTAATTTGCGCCCCTAAATTTAATTCCAAGTTGTCAGACAGACAAATAGAAGTTATGCGAATGCTCTATGATGGGAAAAACGATTCTGAAATAGCCGAAAAGCTGTTTATCTCTTTAAATACCGTGAACAACCATAGAAAAAACAGTTTCCGAAAGGTTGGCGTACATTCAATGGCTGAATTTATGCGGTATGCTATGACTAACAATCTTTTTAAATAATAAATGCAACACCGATGAAAGGAGAAACTTTAGCAAACCTTATCCAATGTGGCGTTACGCTACTTCTTGGCATTGTCGCCCTTGTTGGGGCATTGTTCTGTGATGCCTCATTCCATTTCTGTACTGCTATAGCTTGTTTTTGGTTGGCATGGGTTTTCTATACCGACAATGAGTATGGGATAGTAAGTGTTAGAGAATATTTTAAGAACCGCTATAAAAAGGACTGACCTATGGCAATTCAGATGGAACTATACGAGTTAAAGAACCTCTGTATGGAAATGGCTTCTTTGGGTGCTGCCAACTATGTAAAACAGACTGCCCCGGCAAAAGACCTCATTTCACAACGTGAAGCATACAGACTGTTTCAAGAGTGCCGGGTGAAACGCTGGCAGAAAGACGGCAGGGTTTCCACTATCCGGGGCGGTAGCTCTATACATTCCAAAGTGCTGTATTCACGTGCCGAACTTTTGGCGGTAGATAAATCAGAAAAAATCAATTCTATAATTAACAAGTAATATGCGTACAATCAAATTAAAATCATTATCCCTTATCAACTTTAAGGGTGTCAGAAGCCTAAATATCGGTTTCTCCGATGCGGAAACGCTGGTTGCCGGAGATAACGGTACAGGAAAAACAACAGTGTTTGATTCGTTCCTTTGGTTGCTCTTTGGTAAAGACAGTACAGGACGTTCGGACAGTAATTTCAACATTAAGACGTTGGATGCGGACGGAAAGCCTATTTTGCATCTTGAACACTCCGTTACGGGTGTGCTTTCGGTGGATGGCAAGACGGTAACACTGCAACGCTGCTATGTGGAAAACTGGGTGAAGCCCCGTGGAACTACGGAAGAAAGCCTAAAGAACCATGCTACAGAGTTCTATTTGAATGGTGTGAAGCTGGCTACCAAAAAGGAGTATGACAGTGAAGTTGCTGCCATCATCCCGGAAGATGTTTTCCGAATGATAACCAACCCTTTCTACTTTACATCAATGAAGCCGGAAGTGCAAAAAGAAATCCTTTTGGATATGGTAGGAACGCTTACCGACCAAGACGTAGCACAGACCAAGCCCGAATATTTGGAGTTGCTGGCTCAGTTGTCCGGCAGGAGCATCGCCCAATACGCTAAAGAGGTAGCCGCCAAGAAAAAGGCTTGCAAAGATGAATTGTCGGTTATTCCCTCTCAGATAGAAACGGCTCGTAAACTTATGCCGGACGAAGAGGATTGGGTAGCCATTGATAGCGAGATTACGGATAAAAATGCCCGTATTCGGCAGATTGATGAACAAATTACTGACAAATCAAAGCTGAATGAGCAGGAATACCAAAGAAAGGCTAATATCCAAAAGCAGATTGGGGAAAAACGCTTGCAACTTACCAACAGAGAAAATGCCATCCATACGGAAGCGAATAAGGGGCGCAGTGAGGCTTCTTTCAAGTTAAATGAATTGGAATATACCCTACGCACCGAAAATGGAAATTTGAACCGTAAAAAGGACGATGTGGCGGCTATTGATACGGAAATAAATGCGCTTAACACCAAGTTATCCGCTTTGCGTGGAGAATTTGCCTCAATCAGTACGGAAGAACTAACCTATGATAATGGAGAATTTATTTGCCCCACTTGCAAACGTCCTTTAGAAATTGAGGATATAGAAGCCAAGCAGCGTGAAATGCAAGCCAACTTCAACGCTAATAAGGCGGCACGTCTGAAAGCGAATAAAGAGGCTGGCATGGCTAAAAAGCAACGGCTTGAAGAAGTGCAAGGGCTTAAAGACCGTACCAATGCCGAAATCGTGGAGCTGGAACAAAAGATAGAGCGTATCAATGCCGATATTCAACAAGCAAAGGCTTCTATCCCCGAAGTTCAAAACGTGGAAGCAATGATAGCATCCGACCAAACTTGCATTGACATCAAGAACGAGATTGTCGAACTTGAAAATCAGCTCAAAGTGGATGCAAAGATTGTGGACGTGTCGGAACTGCAATCGGAGAAAAGAACTTTGAATGAAGCCGTGCAAGGCTTATACAAGCGTTTGGCAAACCGTGAACAAATCGGCAGGGCTGAAAAGGAAATCGCCTCTTTGGAAGAAAAGCGCATTGCCAACAATCAAAAGTTGGCAGACCTTGAAAAATGGGAGTTTACGGCACTCCAATTCCAAAAGGATAAGGATGCGGAGCTGTTGAAACGCATTAACGGAATGTTCAGGTATGTATCATTCTCCTTTGTGAATGAACAACTGAACGGAGGCGAAAAGCTGACGTGTGTATGTACCGTGAACGGTACGCCTTTCCTTGACGTGAACAATGCCGGACAAATCAATGCCGGAATAGATATAATCAATGCCATTTGCACGACAAAGGGGGTATCTGCACCGATTTTCGTTGATAATGCGGAAAGCGTGAACCAAATTATCCCATCACTGAGCCAAATTATCCGGCTGGTGGTAACTACAGACAAAGAACTAACCATTAAATAATTACGATTATGACACAGCAAGCGAGTACGGCAGTACAACAGACTGCAAACGGGGGGCAGGTCGCCACCCAAAGAAAGCCTGTAGATATTCTTAAAAGCATGATGAGTGCCGAAAGCGTACAAGAACAATTCAAAAATGCGCTTGGTAAAAATTCGGCAACATTCGTAGCCTCTGTAATTGACCTATACAACGGAGATAGTAATCTGCAACTCTGTAATCCTAAACAGGTGGTAATGGAAGCACTCAAAGCCGCCACGTTACATTTGCCAATAAACAAGGCTTTGGGCTATGCTTTCATTATCCCGTTCAAAAACTCCAAAAAGGATGAAAAGGGCAACTGGATTAAAGTGTATGAGCCGACTTTTCAAATGGGCTATAAGGGTTATATTCAACTTGCCATGCGCACGGGGCAATACCGTACCATCAATGCGGATGTGGTGTATGATGGTGAGTTGCGCAAGGTAAACAAACTGACCGGGGAAATAGCCTTTGACGGTGAAAGGAAAAGCGATAAGGTGATAGGCTATTTCTGTTACTTTGAACTTATGAACGGCTTTAGCAAGACTTTGTACATGACAGTGGAGCAAATGGCAAACCACGCAAAGCGATATAGTAAAGCCATCACAAGCGATAAGGATGTAACGGTAGAAAAGTTGCTGAATTTGGCAAATTTGCCCGTTTCTCCCGATAGCAACAAGGTTGGCTGGATGGGTAACTTTCACGGAATGGCACAAAAAACCGTTATCCGTAATTTACTGAGTAAATACGGCTATTTGTCCGTAGAAATGCAAAATGCCATCACTAACGACTACGAGGGTGACGAAACTTCACAGCGTGATATATTGACCGACAATTACGCAAACAAACAATTGATTGATGCGGAAGATGTGAGCTTTGAAAGCGTGTCTGAACACCATACGGGAAGCGAGCAACAAACGGCAACTATTGACCCCGGATATTGATAGCGTATGAAACTGATAGTTCTTGGTTCAAGTAGTAATGGCAACTGTTACATTTTGGATAACGGTAATGAAGCTCTGATTATAGAGGCTGGAATCCGTTTCCAAGAAGTCAAGAAAGCATTGGATTTCAATCTGAGAAAGGTTGTAGGGTGTGTGGTGACACACGCCCACAACGACCACGCCAAATATATCAAGGCAATGGTGGATAGTGGATTTTACACGTTGGCATTGCGGGAGGTATGGACTGCAAAGAGTGTTTGGGATTCTCGTTCTTTAGTGGTTAAAGAGGGCAAAGGCTATAAGATGGGTAATTTTAAGGTACTTCCTTTTCCAGCTTGCCATGATGTGCCATGTGTCGGCTATCTGATAGACCACCCCGATATGGGAAAGATGGTATTTCTTACCGATAGCTGTATGTGCGAATATCAGTTCAAGGGGCTTAACCATGTTCTGATAGAGTGCAATTACTCTGATAAGAAGCTCATCGAGGCGATTACAGCCGGGCGCACGTTGCCCTCACAGCGTGAACGCCTGCTTACCTCACACATGGAGCTTACTACGTGCAAGGGCTTTTTGGAAGCAAACGACTTATCCCATGTTTCAGAAATCGTGCTTTTGCACCTTTCCGAGAATAATAGCGATGAGCCTTACTTCATATCGGAAGTGGAAAGGCATACTGGGAAAGTGGTTTATGCGGCAAAGCCGGGTTTAATGATTGATTTAGATAAGACATAAGAAATGGCTAAACTCCAAGTAGAAAAAAGGAACGGGTTATTTGATTTGAAGCCTCTGTATGAGTGGATGCGTAACGCTTTGGATGGTATCTATAGGATAGAGGTTAAAAAGGTTAGAAAACCACGTTCTTTAGACCAAAACGGGTGGTTGTTCGGGTGTATTTACCCTATCCTTTTAGACGCTCTTTTGGAAGCTGGTTGGGAGTTTGTTTCGGTGGAACAAGTACATGAGTTTTTTAAGGCTCAAATGACTGCCGACAAAGTAGTAAACAAGCACACTGGGGAAATTATAGAGTTTCCACGTTCAACCGCTACGATGAACACTGTTACATTCTCAACCTATTGTGAAAAGCTGAGGGAGTATGCCAAAGAGTTTTTGAATGTAGATATTCCCGACCCGGATAAATACTGGAGAAGCCATGAAAAGAATACCTAACAGCGTGGTATCTGAACTGATACGCTTAGTGCCCATTTTGATAGCAAATATTCCACCCGGACAAAGTACGAGAGTGGATAACGCAATAAGATTAACAAAAAAGATTATTAACAAATTAAAAACATTGAAAGATGAAAGTAGAAATTGAAGAAAGCAAGTTGCAAACAGCTTATGCAAACGCTTGTGACGGAGTTAAGGATTTTATGGAAAGCCTGTTTGGGAAAAAGGTGTTTGAGGCTGCAAAGCCCACGTTGGACGATTACAAGACTATCCGCACGTATGAGGATGCTTGTGAGGCATTGGGAGAAACGCCAATCCTTTCTGAAAACAGAAAAAAAGTTCTTTGTGCAAAGTTTCCAGACCACTACGATTTTCGGCAAAATATGCCTAATCACATAATAGCCCTTATGAAGTTGGAAACTATTAGCCGGGCTTTGTGGGGTAGAAATTTCCAACCAAAGCCGGATGGAGAGGGAAGCAAAGTATATTGGTATCCGTGGTTTGCCTTATGGACTAAGAAAGAGGTTGAGGATATGAATCCCGAACAAAGAGGTGCCCTTTTGTCTGCGGTTGCGTATTATGGTGCGTATGCGGGTTTCGGTTTTCTGGGTACGTATCGTCGTTCCTCGTCTGCGCCTGCGGCCCATGGGTTCCGCTTGTGCCAAGAAACGGAAGAAAAGGCTAAGTATTTCGGGCAGCAATTCATTGAACTTTGGGCTGAATATTTGAAATTCAACTTTTCCGTTGGAAATCGTTTGAAATAAAAGTGTGTTTGCTAAACATATTATTAACTAAAAACAAGGTGAAATGAAAGACATTATGTTAGCCGATACCCCGGTGGAACAAAGGGCACAGATTCTACGTGATAGCTGCGACCAAATTGTAGAGCGTAGCTATACACGCAAATTCGACCAAGAAGAAATCAACGAAAGGAGGGCAGACCTCGCTAACGTGGCGATTCAAAAGGCGGATTTGGAACAATCATTAGCGGAAATCAGAGCCGATTACAAAGGCAAAATCAAGCCTTTGGAAGAACGCATAATTAAACTTCGTGACGAACTGAAAGCCGGGGGTGATTGGATTAAGGGCGACTGTTTCAAGTTTGTAGATGAGGATGAGAAAATGGTTGGCTTCTATAGCCCGGAGGGTTATTTGCTGGAACAACGCCCCATGACACAAGACGAAAGGCAACGTAACGTGTTCCGTGCTATCCGTTCGGATAAAACGGGTACTGACGATTAAGTATTAATAATTAAAACATTTCAAAATGGAAAATCAAGAAAAAGGATTAACCGTGAACATCGGTGAGTACAAGGGTGAAAAACCTATCGAAGTAGTGTACAGGATTGGTAATGCTTCTAAGGCATTAGACGAATTGCCCATTAAGCAACCGGAAAGTATTTCTGTTTCAGGTGTCATCAGAACTCCGTTGGATTGGTTGGAAAAGCGTATTGACACCATCGACCAAAAGCGTGCGAATGTTAAGGTAAACCGTGAGAAAATGAGTATCACACTTACCGTGAATGAGGATGATTATTACACCAAAAATACTTTTGTAGGTACGGTGGAACTATCGGAAGTCTTTTCAAAATTCGGTATCAATGATGGAGAACGTGGCTGGAATCCGGCTAAATTGGGGCAGTTCTTGCGTTTGAATCGTGGTGTATTCATGCAAAAAGAAGATTGTATGAAACTCGTTTCAGTGTTAAAGAACTTCACGGCAAATGCCAAGACTGAAATTCAGAAACAACGTGACCCGTCCGGTTCTATGGCTGAGGTGTACCGTTCACAGGTAGAAAGCAATTTGCCCAAGAGTTTCACGATTAATATTGCTATTTTCAAGGGAACTGCAAAAACACCTATTGAAGTTGAGTTTGACCACTATCTTTCTAATGGTGATGTGTTGTTGCAACTTGTTTCGCCCGGTGCTAACGAACTGGCAGAGGACTACAGAGATAAGTGTATTGATGAGGTGTTGGATGGTATTCGTGCCATTGCTCCGGACATTGCTATTCTTGAAATCTAAATACTATATCGTGGGGGAGCAATCCCCCACTTATAACAGCTCATAATATGGCTAATAAGAAAATCATACCGCCTATGCCTTTCGATGCTACCGCTTGGTTATCCAACAATGCGGCTATGAGGTTGTCATTCGCTTGTAAGGGTTTGTGGCTGGATATGCTTTGCTGTATGTGGGTGAGTATAGAGCGTGGGGTTATGCTGAAACCTATTGGCGGTGCATACACGGTTGATGAATTGGAAGCCCTTTACGGAAGTGGAACAAAGGAGCTGATAGAATCATTGATTAACGCTGAATTATTGTCTGTAAGACATGATGGGGCTTTGTACAACGCTGATATGGTTAAGATGGAATCAATACGGATAAAACGGTCTGAGGCTGGGAAAAAAGGTGGTGTAACGATGGGAAAACGGATATTAGCCAAAGTTGATGCGCTTGTGGAAACGCCACCGATAGAAACGCCACATACACCGTCCCCAACGGCTGAAACGCAACAAGGGGCGCAAGCAGACCTATTCCCCGATGATTTGCCGGAGAATCCACCGCCACTGACTGATGAACAACAGCGGAAGATTAAAAAAGCCAAGAAGTACAATTATGCTGATTACGTTACTTTGACACGTGATGAATATGCAAAATTATGTACCGAATATGGCGAAGAAGCCGCTAAAGCGATGATTGATATTCTCAACAATTACAAAGGTTCTAAGGGTAAGAAGTATAAATCCGATTACCTGACTATTAGGGGCTGGGTAAAAGATAAGTATTACGAAAATATGAATAGATATGGACAACAAACTGGTACAACGGCTGCAACAGATATTGGCAAACCAAGCGCAAAGAGGACTTTTAGGGACACGCTTTAAGATTGAGAAGTTTCCCGAACAGGACATAGCGGAAATGCTAAGGATGTGTTATCAGTCAGAAGTTGAGCGCAGAAACATGAAGTATGTTTCGGATGAAGCCACGTTGGAAAAGATAGGCAAAGCGGCTAAGTTCCTTTGCGGAAACGGAAAGTTCGGCTTGCTTCTGTATGGTACGGTAGGGAGTGGTAAAACCACGCTTGCAAAGGCGATATGCAACATTATAGGTATCTTGTACAATAGTGATTTATCTTCCGAAAGAAAGGGAGTGTACCGCATATCAGCTCTGAACCTTGCCAAGTCAATAGCCGATGACCCGACTTATTTCAACAAGCTAAAGAATCAAGAACTTTTGTTTATTGATGATGTGGGCACTGAACCAGCAAGCGTGAAAAGTTGGGGCAACGAGTTTTCACCGGTTACTGAATTAATCTATGCCCGATATGACAGGCAGCTATTCACTATAGCCACTTCCAATTTGGCAGATGAGGAATTTGGCGACAGATACGGAGAGCGTATTGCTGATAGGATGGAAGAAATGTTTGAACGGCTGCACTACAGTCAAAAAAGCTATCGGAAATGAGATTTGCGCTCAGAAACAAAACAAAGCTCATTAATGCTTTCGGTGAAGCGTATTACAACGAACTTATTGCAAGCATTAATAGCTTTCAATCTAACTACACGCCCGATTGCCATTATTGGAACGAGGCGATACAAAAAGAAATGCTGGATATGCCAAGTAGTACCCACCCGGATAAGACATTTTCGTTTGCCATTGTGAGCGAAATGTGGGATGTGATAACGCTTGCTTATTATTCAGCAAGTAATACACCAAGTAAATAATAAAACTATGCAACACCAAAAATCAGAAAAGAAAAAAGTAGATCGGAAGAGCGTCGTGTAGGGAAAGAGTGTAGATCTCGGTGGTCGCCGTATCATTAAAAAAAAAAAAA